AGGTTAAGACTATTCGCTTTGGTCAGCAAGGTGTGTCTGGCTCCCCTAAAAAATCAGGGGAGTCAGCAGCCTATGCTGCACGTAGACGGTCATTCAAGGCACGTCACGCATCTAATATTAATAAAGGTAAAATGTCCGCAGCGTACTGGGCAGATAAGGTGAAATGGTAATGGCAACATTCGGTTCTATGGCTGATGAGGTTGTACGTAAACTAGCAGGGTTTACGCTACGTCAAGACCGTCAGACGCATCTCACTGCTGCAGTAAACTCAACAGCAACAAGTATTGTTGTTGCATCTGCACAGAATATTTCAAGTGGTATTATTCAGATTGATGATGAACTTATCTATGTAGATTCATATGATCGTAATACTGGCGTACTTAGTATCCCACCGTATGGTCGTGGATACAATGGTACATCTGCTGCAACACATCAAAATGGTGCACGTGTAATCATCTCTCCTACCTTCCCATCTGTAGATGTTAAGGATGCAATTAACGAAACCCTTCTTGCAACCTTCCCAGATCTTTTCACAACAGGTGTACACACATTCTTGTTCTCACCAGCAAGATCAACTTATGCCTTGCCGGACGAAGTAGAAACTGTATTTGCAGTATCATACCAAACCACTGGTCCAACAAAAGAATGGCTACCAATCCGTAGTTATCGAATTGATCCTATGGCTAACGTTGATGAGTTCAACTCAAAGAATACAATTAGTTTGTACTCTGGTGTTGAGCCTGGTCGTACAGTACAAGTTAGTTATAGTGCTGCTCCTACTGTAATGGACAGCAATGATGATGACTTTGAGATTGTTACTGGTTTACCAGCATCCTGCAAGGATGTCATTGTTCTTGGTGCATCTGCACGTCTAGCATCATTTATTGATCCAGGTCGTTTGACCTTTGGTTCTGCTGAGTCAGATCAACAGTCACAAATTGCCGGTCGTTCTTATGGTGCTGGTACCAATGCATCTAAATATCTTCTTGCTCTTTACGATAAGCGTCTCGCTGAAGAAGCACGTAAACTAAATGACCGCAACCCAATTAGAACTCGTTTCACTAGATAGGTAAACCATGGCACGTAACTATAAATCAATTGCTGAACCAAAAACTTTAACAGCAAATCTTCCAAGTGATCCAACTGATTTATTGTTTAACACTGTAACGTTGAACAATACTACTGGCTTACCTACCGCACCATTTATTTTGGTTATTGATGCTGACACATCAAACGAAGAAGTTATCCTTTGTAACAGTAGTGCTGGTGGTAGCAGTTATAACGTTACCCGTGCTACTGAATCTGGTGCTACTCCAAAGCCGCACACTGCCCTTACATCTACAGCACGTCACATGATTGTTGGCTCTGACCTACAGATCGTACACGATCATTTCAGCAATGATAATACATCTAGTGGTACTGCACATGGTGCAACTGGTGGTGTTGTTGGTCGTACTAACAGTCAAACCTTAACTAATAAAACAATTAATCTAACTGACAACACATTAAGTGGTACGGTTGCTCAGTTTAATACCGCTCTTTCCAATGGTGATTTTGCAACCACAGCATTACTAGAAGCAAGAGTTCCTGTTGGTGCTGTTAACATGTGGGTTACCGGTACTGCTCCAAGTGGTTGGCTATTATGTCAAGGACAAGAACTTGCTATTGCAGATTACTCTGCTCTTTCTGGTGTTCTTGGCACTACATACGGCGCACTAACTAACGGATCCGGTGCTAGTGGTACTACTCACTTCCGTCTACCAGATCTTCGTGGTCGTACACCTATGGGTGCAGGCACTGGTTCTGGTGGTGGAGTTACTGGTACTGGTCTTCCTACTGGTGGACAAGCATTAACTGCACGTACTCTTGGTGGATTTACTGGTGATGAGCGTACTCCTAAGCATACTCATCCTAATGCTTTAACTGGTACAACGTCATTTGCAAGCACTGGTCATACGCATCTTGTTATTAATGAAACTGCATCAACTTGGCCCTACTACATTGGCAATGGTCTGTACTACACAGAAGGAAATACAATTGCTAACTACGGTCAGGTGCGAACAGCAGAACCATCTGCTAGTGCATCCGTAGGTCTTAGCAATGCTGAAGCAGGTACTGGTGAAACTGCAAACGTACAACCAGCCACTGTAATTAACTTTATCATCAAATTCTAAGGAGCATAAGTGCCAACTTATGATATTACAGAAGATGTTCCCTATGATTTATCTTTACCATCAACGGAAGCATCCTTTGAATTAACTGACATTGCTTACGACATTGTCATTGATGACTTACCTTTTATAGCAAACGTTAGCAATCAGAATCCTTATAGACGTGAGACTGCTCAGTATCGCAAGGATCAGTTTGATAACTCTACTGAACCAGGTGAGCAATCTCTTACTGGTTGGTGGCTACGTTCACAAACATCATGGCACAACGGTGCAGGTATTTCATTCTATGAACCAGGTACTGACTATGAGCACGTAAGTCACAGGTTCTATGACAGTCGTGGAATTGATATATGGACCGTAGGTGAAGCAACTTTATTACCAGAGTTATTCCATGCGTACACTGGTACTGCCGGAATTAATGCTTCAACTGGAAATGATGGAACAAATGATGTTCTTGTATCTGGTGATGCTAATGGTATCTTAAAGCAAATCACTCTGAATGGTGACTCTGCTGCAAATACAGCCAACTATACTGCTGGTGCTACATATCCAGATGGACACAATGGTTCTAATCATCCATTTTATTCTGTAGCAACTGACGGTTCAACTTACTATGCTGTGTGCGATTCAACTGTACACAAAAATTCTATTAGCACATTAACATCTGATGACATTTACTTTAGATACACCTCTGGTACTTCAACGAATGCTTTTGTTGAATACGCTAAAGGATTTATTCTATTTGGACATGACAATAAAATAGGTGTTATGTCAACAACACAGACACCAACCTCTGCATCTCACAGCAGTGGCACTGTTGATACCTTTGGCTCAGCATTCCTTTCCAACTATGCAACACATATCAATAGCAGTTGGAAATGGACAGATGTTACATCATCTCCCGGACCTATCTACATTGCAGGTAATGGTGGAAACAATAGTGAAATCTGGCGAGTAAACTTTGACGAAGGAACTAATGCTTTAGATATGGCAGGGGCAACCATGTCCCTATCATTACCAGATGGTGAACTTGTTAATGCAGTACACTACTACCTTGGATACCTTGCCATTGGAACGAACAAGGGTGTTCGTATTTGTCCAGTAAATAGCAACGGTGATCTAGTAATGGGTCCATTGCTAATTGAAACAAGTTATCCTGTTAAAGGTTTTACTGAGCGTGGCAGTTACATGTACGCTGCAACTAAGGTTGATGATGGTGCCTATACCAATGGTATACTAATTCGCATTGATCTGTCGCAGCAGTTTAGCGATGGAACATTTGCGTATGCTTATGATCTAGAATATCGATCATCACTTGATACTGATAGTTCAGATTGTACTGAAGTATACAATCTTAACGATCGTCTTGTTATGGTTATTCAAGAAGATGGTACTGCTGGTGAATTGCAAGTAGAACATTCAGTAAACAAGCGTGATACTGGTTGGCTACAGACAGGCAAGATTCGTTATGGAACTATTGAACCAAAGTTTTTTAGGTACATAAACGTGCAGTGCACCACTGGTCAGGGTGATAATATTACTGTTTACACTATTGACAAGAACGGTCAGGAGTTACCTCTTGCGGTACTTAGCGAAGGTCTAAGCAATCAAGATGTATTCGTAACTACTGCGTCAGCAAAGCAAGAGTTCATGTCATTTAAGTTTGAGTTCAACAATGAAACAGATGATCAAGAGTTACCTGTGCTAGAGGCTTATCAGATTAAAGCAGTACCGGCTACTCGTCGTCAGCGTATCTACCAGTATCCATTGTCATGTTACGACAGTGAGATGGATAGATTCAGTTCTATCTTTGGATACGAGGGTCGCGCAATGGAGTTCATTCAGCGCATTGAATCTATTGAAGAGACCGGTAAGTTTGTTGGCGTAACAGACTATCGTACTGGTGAACAGTATCAAGGAATTATTGAAGAGGTTCGTTTCACTAACGAATCTTCCCCGGATAAAAACAACAGTGGCTTTGGTGGCTTACTGTTGGTAACAGTTAGGAAAATGTAAATGAGTAAGAAGCAAGTTAAAGATATATCAGGTCGCATGGTGGCTGTAGTTATTGCATCCGTTATGGGTACTCTTGGTGCTGGTGCACTATTGGGTATTGACACTTGGAAGTCTGCTGCATTAGCAGCGATCATGGGTGTTGCAGTTGTATCTGAATCTCTAGCCCGTGGATACCTTGGTGATGGCAAACTTGATGACAAAGAAATCAATGACTCATTTGCTAAGGCAAACGAAAAGAAATCCAAGTAGTAGTTGAAAAGAAAACTACGCTTAGGAATTATTTCTTTTATCGTAGGTTCGTTAATGCTGGTAGCACCAGCAGATGCGAACGTGGTGTGTAATACCTATACATACCGGGGTGATGATGACTCTGCATTTGCAGCCAATCTACCGTTCACTCTTTCGCTAGGTAGCACAGAGTATAGCAATGTATTTGTGTCAACCAATGGTACGTTAACCTTCGGTCAACCTGATGGAACGTACTGGGACTACCCACAAACTCCATCAGTATCTGTTGCAGGTTATGACTGGGTTAGTTTTGGTGAGGGTGCATACCTATCATTTGGTTCTACCGAGAATACGTTTTGTGCCGAGTGGTCTGTAAGACCATTCCCACAATCAACAGGTGAACTAACACAGATTAGATTAGTTATTAATCGTAGTGATGATAGTGGTTGGCACGGTGAAGTGATCACATTTGGGTGGACACCAGCCAACTTGAGGCGTGGCATTAGGTTTGAACAGGGTCAACCTGTTGTACCTATAGAAGCAGCGTTTGATGTTAATGGTGGTGTGCCTATAGAAGTACCACCTGCACCAGTACCTACTTCATTTACTGATCCGCCTGTTGTACCAACGCCAGAACCTACGCAGACTGTAGAACCTGAGCCAATCCCAAGTGTTGTACCAACTCTGAACCCAGAGCCAACGCCAATACCTGAGCCTACTCAAAGTGAATCACCATCTCCAGAACCTACACCAATAGTAACACCTAGTGTGTTACCCACTCCGGAACCAAGTGAAACACCTGAAGTTGTTATCCCTGTTCCTTCCCCCACTCCTACGATAAGTCCAACCCCTGAAATAGTCCCAGAAGAAACCCCAGAACCAGAGCCTACAATAGCGATTGCTGCCCCTGTAAGCCCCGTAGAAGAGTTTTTAGCCCAGGTTGAAATAGAACTACCAACTTACATAGAAAACATTCCCGGTGCAGTACAGATTGCAGCCGCTGCTGAGGCAATTATGGCTATCGGAAGTGACATGACACCTGAACAGAGAGAAGAATCTCAGGGTGTCGTAGTGGCTGCAGTTATCGTAGGTCAACTAGCCCAAGTCAGGAGACTAAAGTAATTGTTTAACAGGCTAAAGAAATACTTGAAAGAAATTACGGCTGAGACATACACCTTAGTCGGACTTGGCATCGCCTACTTTACGTTAGATGGCGGAGCAAAGAAGGTTACGGGAGTACTAATCATAGTTGGTTTTATTCTGTGGCTCATAACTATACCCCTAAGAGAAGAGGATGAAGACTAATGGCTTCACCAATGCAAGATCCAAAGTATAAGGTAACAACTCCCTTCGGAGTTAAGGGACGCATGTGGTCCTCAGGAAAGCACGAAGGAGTAGACTACGCTGCACCAGTAGGTGCTGTTGTTGTTGCACCTTGTGATGGTAAGGTAGTTAAGGTTGGACAGTGCTGGGGTGCTGCCTTTGGGCAATACTCAGTTCTTCTAAAGGTTGATGCCGGACATCTTCTTTTTGCTCACCTATCTTCTTACAAGGTAAAGGTTGGACAGTCACTTAAGACTGGAGACTTTATCGGTAAGGTAGGTAAAGAAGGAAATGTTACTGGTCCACACCTACACATGGAACTACAAAAAGGACCAGGCTGGAAAAAGGGTGGCGGTCTAGACCCTAAGGCTATCATCGGCGGAGCCGAGAAACCAGCAACACCAGGAGCCTAATTGCTCCGCAAGATAGTAGCGATATCTCTAAGCACTGCTCTTGTTCTTACACTGTCTTCATCACAGGCTGATGCAGGTGCAAGTAAGTTAAAGAAAGACGAGAGCACGGTATCGCTACGCACCAACAAGTGGACTGATGTTCCATTTAGTGGTGGAAATTCTTTCACATTAAATGGTGAGAGAACCCTGTGGGTTTCACAGTTACACGTACAGTGTGAGAAGAAACCACGTTACGTTAAGATGCGACTGGCTCGTCACTTACCTAATGGTAAGTTAGATACTACCGGTACCACAACCTATGCATACCCAAAAGGTATAAAGGTGTGGCAAGGTACTTTGCTCTGGGAGACCAGAAGCAAGCATCCTATGACAGTCCAGTACAAAATCATGGGTGGCAGTGGATGTACATCATCTAATCGCCAGTTCAAATGGTGGCAACCAGGAGAACCTATCCCTGACGTACCAACAACTGAATAAAAGAATTCCCCCCAGAGAGATTTCCTCGTCTCTTTGGGGGGATCTTTTTTATTTGTGCTGACAGTAACAGTCAGGATAACTACACTTAGCATGAAGCATTTGAGATATAGACTTGCTTCCTACTTTGCTTGCATCACCTGCGTTTTGACAGTTCTTACAGATCATAGTTCTTTGTCCTGACGTTCCGGTCAAAGGAATTGATGTCACGTTCTAACTTAAGTTCTTCTTTAAGTTTACTTACCTTGCGATAAGCAGTGTTTAGTTCAGAGTTAAGAAGAGAACTCTTCCACTGCTCCATCGTAATCATCGCTCTTAGGTGCCGGTTCTCCTGCTTTAGTTTCCGCTTCGTTACCATCTGATTCATCCTCATCTTTGAATGGTGGAAATCCACCAAGGTGTCTTACCATTTTGTTTAGTGCTCGGTTAGCCTGCATCGCTGCTGCTTTTGATGAAGGCTTTTCTGGTAATGCTTGTTCATGTAGGTCCTGTGAGGTTACTTCCTCACCGTAGAACAAGAACACAAGGTTCTGTTCCTTTTCATCTAACATACCAAAGGCTCTACGAATGTCAGCAACGTGTGCCATCCAGTCGTCAGACTGTTCAAGAGACTTGGTTGACCTTCCGGTAGTGGACAATGCGTTCTCTACCTTCTGCCAATTGTCGGATAAGATAGCAGGGATCATAGCCTTGACAAACTCCTTGCGGTACCAGAACACATCCTCTATGCTGTAGCCTTCTTTGTGTGCCTTTTCTCTGACGCACATATCGTAGGCAGCATTACGCAATGATCTAGCAAACAGTTTATCTGAATCCTTGACATCTTCTTTTAACCACTCTTTAGTTTTTACTGGATGTTCAATGAACCATAGCCACAGGTGTTGCTCTAGGTCTTGTCTCTCGACCATCGGATACTTGCGACAATACTCGGATGCAATTTGAACAACCATACTTCTATAAGTTTCGATAACTTCATAGTTTAGTTTACCATTCATACAATTCACCCTCAACAACAAAGGATCTGCCGTTGATCGGGACAACTACTGGAGTAACATTGCCTCTACGAATGTAGAGCATAGTGAATGCTTGTTGCCAGTTAGCCGAACCTGTGTTCAGGTAAGACGCTTGGCTAAGATCCATAAGGTGTCCGACTTCAACTCCGTAGAGACGGTTGTGAATCTTCCCGTTGTATCCTTGGTGTTCGTGTTGAATACCCGCTCGATGTGTATGCCCACAGACAACCGAAGCCCCAATCTTGCGAGCCAAAGATAAAGCCGTGCCACCTGCTTGACGTGAGATGTTGCCTTCATCTCCATGCGCCAGTACCCATCCTGGAGTAAACTGCCAGATACTATCGTGATAGGTAATTTCGTTCTCACGATAATTGAGTAACTTGGAGTACTCCAGGTCCCGCAAACTGGCGAGTGCTGGTGCGTACTTCTTAACATAGTGTTCGACCCGATCACCGTGGTTGCTCCTCATTGTATGGAATGGCTTGTCTCCAAGTTGTTCCTTGAATTCAAGCATAATCTTTGCAGTCTTATCAAGGTTCTTCTGAAGAGTACCTGCGTACTCACCAGCCGTACCCTTGTTCCAACGTGATGGTTCCGGACTATCAGACTCATCACCTACACAGTACAGTTCGTCAGGTTCGTACTCACCAACAAAGTTCTGTAATGCCCGTACCGCACGTGGATCGTGGTATGGGATTTGCATATCAGGTATTACAATAACGCGTTTCACTTCTTTGTATCCTTACTACTCTCCCATGAACCATCGAGAACCATAATTCCAATTAGTCCATAGTTGCTAATGTCTATGAATGTATCCCGTAACGATTCATAGTTTGCATCCCTACCAGTTTCCATAAGGTTTGCTAGTCTTGCTACCTTGTCGTGCAGACGTACAGCCAGACCATTGATTGCACCACCGGGTGCACGTGAAATGTTTTCTGAACCGTAGTCTTCGTGCTTCTTGATTAGTATCTCTACCGCCTCGTCAGAGGCAGACATAACATCTAGATAGAATGCATCTTGACTAGTGATTAGTTCTTTACTGGTGGGACGACTACCGTAAGGGTCACTTCCCCACGTATCACCCTTGCTTCGATTACTTTCATACCCAAATTGGTCACCAGCCTTACGGCTGTAGTCACCGTACTCTCCAAATCCGTAGGTGTCAAACCATTCATCCTTCATCTTACTCATACTGCTACCTTCTCCCTAAAGAATTGGTGTCCGTGTTTAATGTACATACTGTTAACATCTTCGCCATCGTTCATTGGTATTACAATTGTTCCTTGGTTTTCCTTCGCAATCTTCTTCGCAAAATCCGAACCAGGCTGATCGCCGTCAGCAAATACATAGATAGTCTGGAAGTCTTGGAGTAATAACGAGTAGTGTCTTTTCCACGAGTTAGCCCCAGGAACGCCAATTGCCGGGATACCACACTTCTGGTGTAATGTGATCGTGTCGATCTCTCCTTCGCATACCGCAATGAAATCACCTGCCTGTTGAATTGCTTGTACGTTGTATAGTCTTGTCTCTACCCCTGGCATACCCATATACTTTGGTTCACTACCGTCAATAGCACGGAACCGTATGTCTACTACACCGGTCTCTGTGATGTATGGTATTGCTAGTCTGCCAGCGAATTGCTCATGCCCTAGAAGAGGCTCCTCTACGTACCCTAGGCGGGCTGTATGCGCGTCTTGTAAGGTTATGCCCCTCGTTGCGAGATACGCTTCTGCTCTTTGCACCGCTTGCCCGTAGTGTAGTGCTGCTCTGTCCAGTAATTCCTTCTGCGATCTTGATTGCTTCACGAAATCCTACTCCTTCTTGCTCCATAATTATGCTATACGTATCACCTTTTACCCCACATCCGAAGCAGTTAAACGCATTTTCCTCAACATTTACTGTTGCTGATGCGTGACCGTCATCGTGGAATGGGCAACGTAACTTAACCCAACCGTACTGTTCTCTAACTGTCGCACCATAGTGCTCCAGTATTGGCTGTATACTGTGCTTCTCCACTAGTACCCTGCCTCATCAAGTAACTTATACCAAACCTCTACTGGCATAGTGGCGTACCACTTGCCAACATCTGTTGTACCCTTCTTCTTGTGGATCACAACACCGGTATCAGCCTTGTCGTTTAACATCTCAACTTCTAATTCACTTAGCCATTGAGATAGTTCCATACGTGCGTGGTTCTTTATCTCAAGGACAACACCAGGTATTCCAGCGATGTCACCGCGATCGTTGCTTCCATTAAGTGATCGTCTTTCAACGTGCTTCCTACCTTTTCCTACTAGCCAGTTAACTACAGCGGTTTCTGCAGCAGTACCTTTCTGCTTGCTCTTACTCACCACTTACCCCCTAGTATTTTAACTGTTCGACAAGGATACATGTCGTCACATTCCTGACATAAGATTGTTTTCTCTTCCTCATCGCCATCATAATCTTCACCAAGTTCATACTCCCAAAGATTGTAAGGCAGATGCAATCTAATTGTATCATCTATCTTACGCTGCAATACCCTTACCCTGAACACTAGTAGTCACCTCGGTCTATGTAAAGTATCAACGCAAGTAATGCTGTCAACACTATTCCTATTACCCAATCCATCATCTCGCCTCCTCAAGGTCAGCAAGATACATATACTCTGGATTGAACTGTAACCACACAGGCGTATTGCCTGATGGATCAGCCTTTCCGTACCGGTTCTTGACAGATGCTACAGCCATCAACCCTTGGTGTTGTCCGAGAGTTAAGATGAGTGCAGGGATCTGGTTAACCATACCTTGAATAGCATCACGTGACGGACAAGGATCAGCACCATAAGATTCCTTAGTGTGGTGCAGTACAATCACAGCAGAGTTATTCTTACGTGCTATGTACTTGAGTTCCTGAATCACAGATTGCATACCCACGTGACCATCACTACCGCCATTGTAAACATCCATTAAGTTATCTACAATGATTAACGCAGGTGGTTCACCTAACAGTTCCTCGATAGCACTAACCTCATCAGTTATGTCACCTAACCCAGGGTTAGAATCGAATGACCAGTAGATGTGCTTAGCCCTTGTCAATGCCTGACGTGCTACGTCCGGACTCTCACCAATAACTTGCTCAGCCTCACGCTGAGATACTCCCTCGATCATTGAGTACAAACGCATAGCCATAGTGTGAGCATTGGTATCAGCAGAGATGTATAGCGTTGGTTCACGCATACGTAGTGCTAGTGCTAGAGCAAGGGTTGACTTACCAGCCCCAGGTTGTGCAGCAATTACTGATACTTCTGAACGTCTAAAGACTACTTGATTATTTTCAAATGCACGAAAGACCGGTAGCATTGGTTCTCCACCAATGTCCTTACGTCCTACGGACCTACCTAATGTCTTCATTTTCCTCCTTCAAGAATGTGTAGGCAGTTTAATGTCTTTGCCCAGGACATCTGGTTGGTTAGATCGTATTCCATTCTGGGTCTTTCTTAGTTACCCATTGTGGAGTACATTGATCTGGCGTACCCTTAGGTGTTGGACAGAAGTAACCCTTCCATTCACCCTTAGCACCGCTACCCTTACGTGTAACCATAGTACCGTGTGAACAGGAACGAGTCCCTGCTACTAGTGATGTTGCTGCTACAGCCTGTGCCGGTGGTGGTACTGGTGCAAACGTAGTCTCTTCTACTACTGTCCCACCTAACGAAGCAACCACTGTATCGACTGCGCTGTGACTGGGTGGCACTGGCTGTGCACCAGTTAACACCTGCTCTAGCGTAGCAATAGCATCCGCAGCACCCTCTGCTACAAGAGCATTGATGTTACTGATTAGTTCCTCGGCACTATCACCACGTGCTGTGACAATCGTACCCTTGGTAGTCTTAACATTGACTACATAGTTTTTCTCTGTCATTACTTGCCTTCCTTGTTCCATTCGCAATCTTTCTTAAATCCACACATCTTGCAATGACTGTAGTTAGGGATGAACAGTGCTTCTTTCCTTGCTCTGTCGAAGTCACCAACTATTTTCTCAACCATCTCTGTCTTGTAAAAGTCTAACTCAACCAAAGGTGAAGTTACATTCTTACGTGCCATCCAGTACGCACCGTATTGCGGTCGCACACCAAATGTTTTCTCCATTCCCACAGCATACAATGCTAACTGTAGATCTGATGATGGTGTATACATACCCGTTTTCAGGTCAACTATAACCAACTCACCATCAGGAGTTACCATTACTCGGTCGATACCCATCTGTACCGGTACTCCACCCATATCTACCATCATAGATATTTCAATGGCAGGCTTGCCATCAGGTGTAGTCCATACACTCCAGCCTAGTTCACCTGTCCGGAACTTGACCCAAGAGTCCAGCATATTTCTACCCTCCGAGAACCACCAGTTGGCATCTTCACCCTCTGGGTTAGCCTTGGAGGTACGTCCTGCCTTCCTCCACAATGCCTCTTCCTGCCCCGTAGAAGCACCGTGAGCAATTTTTACCCTATCCCACGTATCTTTCCACACCTCGTCCAGAAAATCTGGTTGTAGAGATTTAATCATTTGCCTACCTCCTCGTAGAATGCCTTGTCAAAGGCTTCGGTAGCCTCGTGAACAGATGATCCACCGACCAACCACCACGAACCATCCTCCGGTATCTGAACCATTCTGGATAGGTAGTACTTCCACCCACAATCTAACCAAGTGGTTAGTTGTGAGTATGATACGTGACTAGGTAAGTCATACCCATTTATCTTTACAGACACTATGTGTCCTTCCTGTTGTTGTTTTTTCTAAAACTATAGGAGGAGGCAGGGATGTTGAAAGGAGTAAAGACCATCCCCACCTCCTCAGCGGAGGAGTAACTTGCTCAAGGTTACTTATATATTTAATTATAATTATAATCATATATTATTATATATATAATTATATATATAAATAGTCCCATAATTTATAACTACTTATACCCAAGTTATCGTAAGTCAAACATATCAATTTGTTCATCCTTCGGAAAAATATCCGTGGGAACTAGAACCTTGAAGATCTTCCCTGTATCTCCCGTACCTAGCCCACGGACATTTCCCCTACCTTCGATATCCTTACGAGCCATTGCTTCTGACTCATAAGGACCGAAGAGAAACTGACCGACACCGTTATAGTTCATACCTAAAACGTACACGTCTCGTTCCCGGCGAGCGTTGTCGATTAGTTTCCATACGTCCTCTGCAAGATCATCAACGGACTCGGCTGGTTGTTCCAGTAATTTTATGAGTGCATCCATTTCTTTCTTGCGTTGACGCATTGTTACCTCCTTGTTACTAGAGACCTTGCAGCCCTAGCAAAAGACCTTTGTCTCTTGATAATTAAATGTTGAAATATATTTAAGCCGATAGAGAACATCAACAATAACTCAGGCATCATTGACCGCCCTCTTTGCATCGCTCTCTACATTGAACACCATAGTTTCGTAGTAAGTTGCCGAGACAATAGCATCCTTAACAATCGGATTAGCCTTGGTATTCCACCAGATCCTAGCATCACGGTGAAACTCCGGTGGCAGCGATTGAATTAATTCCCACGATTCTTTGATGTCCTCTAACTGTTCATCTGAAATTTGCATTGTGTCCTCCACACCCTGTTATACCCACTAGAAGTGGAAGTCAACCACGATTAACCATTGTTGTTCTGGATAAACCCTACGTCTTACCTCAAAGTTATTAAGGCTAGCCGTTGGCATAAACCAACCGTTGTAACCGTGTACCTCTCTATGTATTTCCTGTTCTGCTTCGGTTAACGATCTGTTAACAATGTCGAAGACACCACTGTCACAAGTCCATTGATCTCGGTAGATCTTTAATAGATCATCAAGCATCCACAATTGATTTTGTACTGCCTTGTTTGGATTACGAACATCTAAGTTATCCAATGATATGTCCAGTTCTTTCATACCTTTTTGGTGTGTCTCGAAGTAAGTGTACCGTCTTTCTAACGATTGTATAACAATATCATCAAACCTTGCTACATTTTTTGCATAGTTCAAGCCGTCAAGTGGACACACTTGGTTGCGCCACCTGCCTGCTAGGGTAGTACCACCGAAAGCACCACCAAAATAATCCCACCAAGTGGGGTTGACCTCACCATAAATGTTAAGGAACTTACTTGTATTTTCCCTAGCCTCTTGCAAGTCCTTGCCCTCAGTCAAGAGTATCTGATAAGTATGCACTACGTATCTCCTGTTCTATTCTAATCATTTCTACTTGCTTGTCCAGTAATTCGCTGAAGTTTGTTACCGGTATGTCGCGCATAATACGCTCAGACCTGCGTTCAGTAGCGGTCATACCACCCCAGAACCCATACTCCTCATTGGTAATAGCCCACTCACGACACACCTGCACCTCCGGACAGGTAAGACATACCCTACGTAGGTAAGCGTGTTGCTTTGGTGCAGTAGAGATGTAACTCTCCCACCTAGTATCTGTGTCGTGGTTCATAGATTCTGTAACGACATAATCGTCATAGAATAAATCTGAATCTAACCCCTTACAGTTTGCATTCTCAAAGTCAGGCAGCATCAATCCTCCTCGCCCTTGACATAGTCAATCACAACATCAGCAACTAGGTCAAGTATCAGGCTGTAACACTTGGCTCTGATCTCCTCGACAAGTTCAACCCATTGCTCTTCGCTAAGGGCGTAACCATTCTGCTCCATCCAAGGATCAATCAGACCCTCGGCATCTTCCTTAGTATAGATGAATGCGTAAACATCATCTGACATATCAACTTGGCGCAGTATGTCTAGACTGTGCATCAACTCATTAACTTTCACGGCATAACTCCTCTAGTTCATCATTAATTTCTATGTCTTTTGCAAAGGCATACTCGAAATATTTATCTCCGAGTATACCCAATAGTTCATACACTTCATCAGCAGATAGGCTAAGCCTAACACCTTGAAGTGTCAGTAACCAACCGTCCTTCCGGACTTCACTCTTGACTAGGCTAGTCAACATCAGTACTCCATTCCATTGTAGTTGTGCTGTGCCACAGTAGGATTGTAGCACAGGCAAGCGACAGCGTGATCGTAACACTCAAGGCAAGAGTTACATACGGTACATACACCGTCATACAATCCTTCCTCTGTAACCTTACTCATACATACATAGCAGGTATAGTCAGCCTGTTCCAACTCTGCGGTTAGTGCCTTGCGATCTGCATCTAGTAGATCCTCGCTAGACCATAGCCCACGTGAGTAGTAACCCGAACCATAGAACGTGTACGAGTGCTTGTAACTAGAGTTAGACCACCATACATCCTTGTCCCACGTACCGAGATCCTCGTTGACAATGTACACAGAGTCACGCAACTCTGGTGCAGTAGTTAGGATAGCCAACTTACTACCGGCAGCCCAACCCTCTAACCTCTTGAATGAATCCTTGTCGTCAAGGGATTCGACACCTAGGTTAGGTAAGATATCCTCTGCAAAGATGCGCGTGTCAGAACGCCGGTCACCCTGCTTGGGGTGGATAGGTAGCATACCGTTGTGACCAAGGATAATGTCCTTGCGACCACCTACCCTGAATGGGTGAGCGTTCTCGATAATGCTATCTCCGTGCGTTGTGATACGAGCGTGATACATAGCAACAAAGTCAGTACCTGCACCCTCGAGTGCATCAAAGAACTTGTCGATAGTTTTCTGTGCATTCATACCACGACTCGTAATGATACGGTCGCCGTAGTGAATGGCATAGCCGAACCCGTCAGGGTTATTGTTGCTTGCATTAACAATGCTGTTGTAGTCAGGAACCTGACCCATTGTTACCATTAACAGACACACTTTAGTTTCTCCTTTTCTTGGTGATCATAACTATGATCACTCTGTGTTTTCATCTGGTGTTATTTGAAAGTCTGGCAAGTATTGTACCAGATCCGGATACTTACCTTGCTTGCGTACCCAAGAGGCAAACTCCTCAGGTCGTAGCATTACGCTAGCATTAGCACCGCTTCGTATGTCACGTGTGTACTCAACCGAAGCGTGGCAGAATTGAATGGCACTACGGACGCGCTCTACCTTGAGCGAACCCTTGAACATTCTAACCTCTACCGTGTGTGTATTCTGCAAGTTGACAGCGTTGTACCTATCGCCACCTCTAGCAGAACTGTGACGGCGTTTGATAGTAAGCACGTTATCTATCTTAGCACCCTCATTAACGATACCATAGTGAGAGTTTCGACCAGCAATGTGGCGACACAGATTCTCATTACGGTTGATCAGATAGGTGAACGCGAGCAAGTGAGTACGGTCAGTAAACGCTCGCCTATCTATGTGTACGTGTAGTCCGCAAGTACCGGCATTCCACGATCTGAACCCTGCATCACGCAACTTGTCAAGCGTACCCCAATCGACGTGATCTTGGAAATACTCAAGCGTTGCAGGGTGAGTGACTATCTCGAAACCAAAGTTAAGTGATGAGTCTTCCTTGAGATACACAAAGTCACCCCAAGAATCTTTCATAGTTTCAGCACCCGAAGAATAGTCACCGCTAGCAGCCTCAACCTCTAACTCCATACCAAAATACAGATGCTTGTCAGATGATCCGTGAAATACTGGCGTTGGTTTGTAACTGTAGTTGTGTACAAACTCAGAGTCAGGGTGACACATCTCGTCGTGCCACTCATACTGATCACACATTGAACACCAGTTCGCCACTCTACCGATACAGCCATCACAGTAACAACTGTCACCACCACCAACATACCTAATGTCGTCAGTAGAAAAGATGCCATCACATCTCTCACACTCACGATAGTTCTCTGTGCAATCACCACAGTATTCACCGAGAGTATAGATACCACCGATCTCATTGTCTAAATGGTAGTCACCACAGTCAGCGCACTTGGTAGTGCAGGTGTCACAGGCATAGACATCTTCGTACGTAAACTCGCGAGTCGTGTAGTTCCAATGTCCTTTCTGTGTCTTGTAATGCCGTTCGTTATCGGCATCATAATCAAACGCATCACCACAAGAGTAACACGTTATCTCAACAATAACTTTGACAGACTCGTTATCACCAATAACAGAGTCAATGATCTCAGTCACCGTTATCTCCTAACTGATCATAGTTATGATCACTCGGTAAGTTGGTAAGCACCTTGCCCACCAACAAATCTATATTACCACACAGGTACATAGTCTGTCAAATCCTAATCTTCTTAGCCCACTCGCGTTCGAGTTGGTCATAGATAGGGGTATCGGAATGGGTTACAGTTGTACCCTTGAATAGATTTACAATGAACTTAAGCACGTGCATACTCCTTTGATAGTTGTGGTCTTACGGGTGGTTGCTTACTTACATAGACCCTAGCGTGGAACTCCTTGTTGTGCAAGTTAATGCCAGCACACAACTCAGACACCCACCGGTAGGGTTTACTCTGGGTATCACAGTCAGAGCAGGTGAAATACCACCTGTCCTTGCCAAAGAACTCACGCAGAATACCAATACGATCAGAGTCCTTGTTGATTCGATAGGTTACTGGATCAGACATCTTTCCCCCTGTCCTGAAAATACTGCATAGCGGTATCATTCATCACATCTATCAACTCTTCCCATTCTTCTTCAGTTTTAATTAGACCCAACTTGTAGAGATCAGTAGCATACCAGCCGATAGCGTGACCTTCGTGCCACTCGCTAGACATAAGCATACCTCATCTCTTCTTCACACTTCTCCGAGCATACATACACTTCGTGGTAGTGGTCAAGCATTACGGGTATGTCGTGTTGCACAGACATAGGTTCTCTACACAGGAAGCACCACGCTTCTACGAAGCGATCATACTTATGATCATCTAATACAGTCACTTGATACTCCTTAGGAAAGCGAACGAGCCACCATTATTGACAGCCTTTAACTGTGTTCTGAGAGAATCCACTGCTGTACCACGCAGGATTTTCTTTTGATCCTCCTCCGGTAGCGTGTTAAAGAGATGCACAAGTGGGTGACTCTTCACTAAGACAAAGGTACACTCCACCTCGAATGTAACTTTAGTTATCTGATCATACTTATGATCACTTGTTGGCTTAGCCATTGCTATTACCTTTCTCCTTTTGTAGTTCCCACGAAACTTGCAGAATCTGGCGCACATAGTCCTCGCACTCACGATTCAGGCGCACCACACGCCACACTAGACCCACGATTACCATTACTAATAGCAGGTCGAACCCGTTAATTGTCTGCATTACTTCTCCTCTAGTAGGTGAGCCACAGCCCGTAGTGTAGCCTGTGCCTGTGCGACAGCAGACAGTAGTCTGCCCTCGGATACAGCATCAAGGATAGCCTGAGCCTGCTTGCGCTCAAAGTCCACCCGATCCTGATAGGAACTGAAAGACTCACGATAAGCCATACGCTCATCAAAGGTCATACCAGTTTCAATGTCTAAGTGCAATGCCTTGACAGCACCGAACTTACCTGCATCTTCTTGCTCTAACCAAAAGTCAGCCATTTAACTAACCTTTCCGATCATAATTATGATCACCTCGCGGTGACCACCAGATTGTGTCTTTCACAACCTGATGTATCCATCTTACCATATAGGTACATAGCCTGTCAAGGATAAAATGCACCTATTTTTCCTGCACCTTTTACAGCACCTGCCCGTACCGTACACAGCACCTTCCCGCGCTCGCTCGCGCACCCCTGCGCCCGCACTCGCCTGTGTGTATGTGTATGTATGCGTATGCGTACGGGTGTGGGTGTGTGGGTGTGCCTATGTATGGGTGTGGGTGTACCGGTGGCTACGGGTGGGTGTTGCCTAAGTGCAACTAGGTTGCTGATCATAATTATGATCACTTAGTGATCGTTGCTTATTGGTAACGCCTAGCCTTACGCCTAGCCCTAACCCGTAGGCGTTGCGTATTGGTAACGGGTAGCGCGTATCTAATCGGGTGATCGTGTTGCTAATGGGTAACGGTTACGCTTAGCGCGTAAGTCTGGCGCGTGTTGCGTATCTGTAACGCCTAGCCTTGTTGCGTACCTGCATCAAGTTGCCTGATCATAATTATGATCACTAAGAATTGTTGCGATCTTGCAACGGGTTAAGGCTCAAGAGTTGCCGATACGGTTAGTTAGTTGAACTTTCAACAAGTTGGGCTGGCGTTGCCGGTATCTGGGGCAAATAGGGGCAGAATCCGACACGCCCAAAAACCCTTGCAAATAAAGGGAAAAAAAAGTTTTCTCAAATGTTGCCCATTTTGGCTTTTCTCGTGTATGGTTGAGGTATCAACTCAAACGGGGTTGATAGCAAAGGAAAAAACGAAATGAAAAACGAAAAGGAAAAGGTAGGCGCGAAAGTTGCGCTTGTTGCTGAGGTCAAGAAAATTGTTGCCAAAGAGCAACAGACGGTTGAATACATTGCAGGCATTCTCAAAGGGCTTGTAGATGCTGGACATTCACACCGATCCATTCAAGCAGAATGGGCAAAGCAGGCAGGGCGCAAGATCGCCATTGCCACGATCTCGCACCACGTCGCTATTGCTGACTCAAAGAGTGGCGCAAACGCTCAAGCCCTGCTCAAGGAATTGCAGGGCAACAAGTTGAGTGTTGAGCAGGTTCGCACCTTGACACCTGCAAAGGCAAAGGAACTCGAACTAATGACCGCGCCAGTTCGCAAGGTTCGCACACCTAAGCCAAAGGCAAAGGCAACCAGCGCACCTGCACCTGCTGAGCAGATCAACGCGATCAACAAGGCAATTCAGACAGGCAAGACATTGAGCGCACAAGATCGCGCCAATGCGATCAAGGCAACTCAAGCCCTGCTTGAAATGCTAATCGCTACAAGTTAGCAACAAATAGGAATCCCCCACCTTCGGGTGGGGGTTTTCTTATGCCCAAAAATAGTTGGCGAATAGTTGCGAATCGGTAACACCAGATAGTCAAGCATTAACATTCATTCGTTGTTTATTAACACCACCACCCCCCTCGGTGGGGTAGGGGGGGAGTGTTGCGTTTACGCAACGGGCAGGGCAGGTGTTGCCTTTAGGCAACGTATGACCCACCGGTTATTAAGGTCGGTGGAATGGTATATACATTACTCTAACATATTATTTTCTGCTGTGTTTCCGTACAGTTACTGGGTTTTATTAATGTGACGTAAATTACTTTATAAATTTTTGGTAACAAATCGTTACAGGTGCTTTATAACTGGGTTAGTATATATGTAAGGTTATTTTATGCGAACCCTGTTGGTTCGCTAGTATATAATACACCGCTTGGTGCGGTGTTGTATGTGTGTTGTATTTGAGTGTTGTTTAGGATGTGTTTCGGTGGCTGCTAGGACAGGTGCATTGCACCATACGGTAATTAAGCAGAATGAGGACCAAGCGAAATTTCTGGCTTCTGTAGCGTCAGGTGTATCAGAACACGCTGCGCTGGGTATAGTAGGTCGTAAACCTGCTGCCTTAAAGACGTGGCTTCGGGACCCTAAGTTTGCTATGAAACTTGAGGATGCGCGGGGCGAGTCTAATGCCCTTATGACCGAGACTCTGGTTAATGGCAAGAAGATTGACTTCGCCACCTTCTCCAAAGAGTTCCTGGGATCTGAGGTGTTTCCGCACCATCAGTCTTGGATCGACGTTTTAGAGGGGCGCGAACCGTCCTGGCTCCACCCGTCTATGACTTTTGAGCCAAGCAATCGCCGCCGTATGTTAATCAACGTACCGCCCGAACATGCTAAGTCTACGGTTTTAACGGTTGGCTACGCCACCTACCGTATTGCTATGGATCCTAACATCCGCATCGTTATCGTTTCCCAAACCCAGACCCGTGCCAAGGAATTCTTGTATTCCATCAAACAACGTCTGACAGAAGACAACTGGGCTAAACTCCAAGGTGTCTATGGACCAGCCGGTGGCTGGAAGGAAACCGCAGATCAATGGACTGCCGACCGTATCTACTTGGAACGTTCATCTGGCGAGAAGGACCCAACCGTCCAAGCCATTGGTATGGGGCAACAGATTTACGGTACTCGCGCAGACCTGATTATTTTGGACGACGTGGTCACTACTACCAACGCCCACGAATGGGAGAAGCAACTCAACTGGTTGCAAAAGATGGTTATTACCCGTGTCGGTGCAACCGGTATGCTCATTATTGCAGGGACGCGAGTTTCCTCTGTAGACCTCTACAAGGAGGTCCGTAACCCAGATAACTGGTCTGGTGACAAATCCCCCTTTACTTATTTGGCTATGCCAGCAGTTCTAGAGTTCGCTGATAAAAAAGAAAACTGGAAGACGCTCTGGCCCATCTCCGATCGTGTATGGGATGGCGCGGATCCAGATAACGAAGATGACTCAGAACTTTTAGTACAGGACGAAAATGGATACTACCCTAAATGGGATGGAAAACGCCTCTTCCAACGACGCAGTGAGGTTAACCCATCTACATGGGCTCTCGTATACCAGCAGCAAGATGTCGAAGAAGACGCGATCTTTCCCCCTGCGCTTGTTAACTCCTGTGTTAACCGGATGCGCAAGCCTGGTCCTCTCAATATGGGCGCGCCTGGACATCCATCGGGAGGACAATGGGTAACCATCCTGGGCTTTGACCCTGCTATGGCAGGTCATGCTGCTATGGTTGCTTATGCCATAGAGCGTGAGTCCGGGGAGCGTATGGTTCTAGACGTGCATAACATGGCTGATCCAACCCCTCAAAAGATTAGAGCACTCATGGAAGACTGGGTGCTTAAGTTTAGACCTATAGAATTACGCGTTGAAATCAACGCACACCAGAAAGCCTATTCCCTAGACGAGGATCTGCGGATGTGGATGGCTAATCGTGGTGTACAGATGAGAGAACACTTCACCGGTAAGAATAAGTGGGATGTTAGTTTCGGTGTGGCTTCCATGTCGAATCTCTTCGGTACAATGCGCGATGGCAAATTCATTGGGGGTAATCTAATTACCCTACCGGATGCAAGTAACGAGCATATCAAGGCTCTTATAAACCAGTTAATTACCTGGAAACCAGATACCAAGAACAAGACTGACGTAGTTATGGCTCTTTGGTTCTGTGAGATCAGGGCTAAGGAACTGGTTCAAAGCAGCATGAATCGAGTTCATCACATGAACTCAAGGTATGCAACTAGAAAAAATATGTCCCAGCGAGCAGTTATTGATTTAGATGAACTTGCTGCAGATCAACAAGTAATTTATATTTAGGAATAATATGACTTTGTCAATCGACCAAATTAACGACAAGGTTAACATCCTTACACAACGCAACGCTGCACGCGATGCACGTATGCGGGATGTTACCGAAGTACGTCGTGGTAACATGGAAGCAGTCTACCCAGACATGTTCCCTGAAGGCTTATCCAAGCCTATGATTGCAAACTTTGTGGACGTTGCAGCCCGTGATATTGCAGAAGTGCTAGCCCCACTACCTTCCGTTAACTGCTCATCCATTAATAGCAAGTCAGAGAAGTCAAAGAAAATTGCTGACAATCGTTCAATGATTGCCAACAACTACATTCAATTCTCTAAGTTGCAAACACAGATGTACACTGGTGCAGACTGGTATAATACTTATGCCTTTTTGCCCATTGTAGTTGAGCCTGATTTCCAGGCTAGAATGCCACGCATCCGCATAGAAAACCCTATGGGTGCTTACCCTGAATATGACCGCTATGGGCGATGCATTTCATTCACAAAGAAGTATTACAAAACGTTGGGAGAGTTAGCAAACGAGTTCCCAGAATACGAGACCCGTATTATTGGTAAACTCGGACGTGACATGGAGAACATGAACACGTTGCTTGAATTGGTGCGATACGAAGACGCAGACCAAATCGTACTCTTCCTACCGCAGCGCGATAATCTTGTGCTGCGTAGCACGAGAAACCCACTAGGAAAAGTTTCCGTCGCAATTGCTCGCCGTCCAGGAATTGACTTGGATGATCCGAGAGGTCAGTTCGATGATGTACTTTGGGTTCAAATCGCTCGTGCTAGATTTTCTTTGCTCGCTATGGAAGCAGCAGAAAAGTCTGTACAGGCTCCTATGGTTGTACCACAGGATCTACAAGAATTTACATTTGGTCCAGATGCCGTACTTCGTACGTCCAACCCACAGGGTGTACGTCGTGTAGGACTAGAATTACCACCAGCAGCATTCCAAGAACAACAAGTTCTTGAGCAAGAAATGCGTATGGGTTCACGCTACCCTGAAGGTCGCTCCGGTCAGATTGATGCAAGCATCATTACTGGTTCTGGTGTTCAAGCACTTCTTGGTGGCTTTGATACTCAAATCAAGGCTGGACAAATGATTCTGGCTGAAGCCTTTGAGCATGTTATTAAACTATGCTTTGAGATGGATGAGAAACTATTCCCAGGTGAGAAGAAGCAAAACGGTGTATTCCAAGGTGCTCCATACGAACTATCGTATGCACCAGAAAAAGACATTGCCGGACAGTACGAAGTTCAAGTACGCTACGGATTGATGGCTGGTCTTGATCCATCACGTGCACTTATCTTTTCTCTACAGGCTTTGCAAGCCAATCTAGTTTCTAAAGACTTTATCATGCAAGAACTGCCATGGAACATGAACGTTTCACGCGAGCAGGAACGCATTGATATAGAGCGGATGCGCGATTCACTATCGGCATCTCTTGCTGCTACAGCCCAAGCAATCCCGCAGATGGCATCACAGGGTCAGGATCCTTCTGCTATTATTTCAAAGATTGCTCAGACTATCAAAAAGCGTCGCGAGGGCTTATCTATCGAAGAGGCTGTTGCTCAGGCGTTCCCTGCGCCTGAACCAGTTGAGCAAACTCCAGCACCAACAATGAGTGAATCATTAGGTGCAGTACCTGCTCCACCTCAACCACAAGTGCCACCAGCGGCTCCAGAAGCAGCAATGCAGTCACAGCCACCACAGGCTCCTCCAACTGATGTAGCATCAATCCTTGCTCAGATCGGTGGATAATGACTACGATCATTGCTGTACAAAACAGCAAGGGTTTTGTCTTTGCTGCTGATGCACAAGTAACTGATACTGAACGACCATACATGCATAAAAGCATGAAGAAGGTTGTTGAAGTTAATGGTTATGTTATGGCTGGTGCAGGTAACTCACGATGCTGTGATGTTATTCTATTTGGTTGGAAACCACCAGTATACGATGGAACAGAACCTTATACCTTTATGGTATCAAAGTTTATTCCAGAGATGCGCAAGCAACATGAAGATGCTGGTATAACTCTCAAGGAAGACGAAGACTTTGTTTTCCTAGTTGGTTTTGATGGAAGAGTATTTCACATTGCTGGTAACTATGCAGTGCTAGAAACAAATACTGGTTTATATGGCATAGGAACCGGAGCAGCATATGCACTTGGTGCTTTAGCCCAAGGTGCAACAATCCAAGAAGCAATGAAAGTTGCTAAAAAATTTGATATTAATACTGGCGGAAGAGTCCAGATAGTTGAAAGAGGTTACCATGGCTAGAGGCGGAGCACGTCCATACCGGACAACAAGCCAAGAAAAGGCTGTATCAGGTCCAGGTAAACTATCAGAACGTACAGACATGGTTCCATCAGGTGGAGCATACGGTGACCGTAAGCGCATTGAAGAACAAATGGCAGGTGCACCAATGTCTAAGGGTACATCAACACCAAAGATGCAGGCACAATCTGCCCCAGCACAAAAGATAACCTCGCTATTTGATCCAACAAATAATCCGGATCAACCAGTTACTGATGGTGTCCCTGTAGGTCCTGGCTATTCGCCACCACCTCCTGTAAACCCACAGTATGCAATGGTCGCTAAATATATGGACCAACTAGAAACTATGGCAGCAGATCCATCTGCTCCTGATACATTCAAAACTTTTGTAACATACGTTCGTCAAGAAGCATCTAAGGCTTAATTTATGATTTTGGCTCGCAACATTGCAGCATTTACCAATATGTTTGGTTTGAAGAACGCTGATGTTGTCATGCCGTTTTCCTTGGTTAACTGGGAAACTGAAGATGACCGCGATCAGTTCCTAACAGAACTTTTAGTAATGAACAACGGCTATAAGGTTGGTGACGAGTAATGGCACTAATCGGTCGAGATAGCATTTTTGAAAACATTAAGTCTAATGTTGAATCAAATACTGCTGATTTAATTACTCGTATTGCAAATACAACTGTTGGTGAAAAAACATTTGGCGTATTAGAGCGTGCGGCTGAGCCGTACCGTGATACCGTAGCACCAAATCTAACTGCTGCAATAATGATTGCAAACAAGAATTATCAGAATCAGAACAAAGATAAATCACTAACTGAGTTATTTGACTACGCAAAGAAAGATGCTGTAGCATCATCTCAGGAGTATTACGACAATGATCCGTCTCAAGCATGGCGACGTAAGATTTCTCCAGGACGTGCGCTTGTTGCACTTATTGGTGATGTAAAGTCTGGAACACAGGCTACAGATAAAATTGACTGGGCTAATGCTAGTTCAGTAGAATCTGTATTTACTTCTGGTTCTGCACAGTTTTACTCCGGTCTTGGTGACATTGGCTTTAATTTACTTGATCCTTTATTTGCTGTAGCAAAGGCTGGTAAGGTTGCTAAGTTAGAAGCACTTAACCGACCACTTACTCCAGGTGGAGTAGTAAAGGCTAAAGTTAATACTGGTCGCATGGATACTCTTGTTGATGACTTGAACAAAGCAGCAGCAAATAAGCCAAGTCCAATTAAACCACTCTTTGACTTAATTGATACCGGTGATGTTCTTGCTGTACAAAGTTATGGATTTGTAAGTCGCTCAAGTAATCCTAATAAACTTGCTCAGGCTCTGATTGATGCCAATCAACTTGGTGGTCGTCAACTCTCTGCTGAAGTAGCAAAGATTGCAATTGGTGACACTGCATCATTTGCTGCATTGACTCGTAAGTACCCACAGTTGACTGCACAAATGAATGCTGTTACTGGACGTATTGACTTTATTGAAAATCAAATTAAAACTATTCAAGATACAATTCAACCAGTTCCAACTAAGCGTGGAAAATTAACTGTTGAAGAGATCAAAAATATTGAGGCGTTTAATAAGCAGGCTAATGCTGACATTAAGCAACTTAAAAAAGAAAAGAAAACTTTAGAGAAAAAAGAACTTAGACCACTTGAAAAGCAAGAAGCCTTTCAAAGTAGAGTTGGTGCAGTTCCTTTAACTCCAGAAGAGTCAGCAGTTCTTGCACGTGAAGGTGGACAGCAGACTGTATTTCAATCTGCAACTACATCCACTTGGTCTCGTTCCGAGTTTATTGAAGAACGTCGTGCTCGCGCAGCAGCACTAAACTCTCGTGGTTTCTGGAATGATTTTGGTGAAGACACTCCAGCATATGCAAATGAAATGTTTAACGCTACAAAGGCTGAAGCACGATTCATTCGCGTAGTGGATTGGTTTAGTCCTAGTGGTAAACTACATGAAACTCCTGCTGGTATTGCTATCATTGATGGTATACCCGGACACTTTAGTCAGCAAGAAGTAGACTCACGTATTCGTGCTGCAGTTCGCAAGGGTGACATGTCTGTTGCTGAGGCAAAAAGATTATCACAACTTTATTCAACAAAGAACTACTCTTCAGAGCGTTTTCAATTTCTTGACAAACTTGAAGAAAGAAGTTTTGTTGGAATTCTAAGAAAGCAATTCCCTCAGTTTACTGAAAAGTTTACAAAAGAACAAAATGAACTGCTTTACCAAGTTGTTCGTAGCATGTTGGAAACTACACGTGCTAAGCGTCGTGAGCAAATTGGCGATATCATTGATAAGAACTACACAATGGTTGATACGCGAACCGGTAAACTTGTAGTTAGCAGTCATATCAGGAATCTTGTTGAGCAGGGCGCAAAGCGCATAGCAGAAAAAGAAGGTGCACCTGAAGTAACAAAGACTCACATTAAACTTGCAGAAAAAGCATTACGTGAGAACCCATCTTTAACTTCACAGATTCCTAATACTCACTTTTCTACAGATTTGAATGAAGTTGCTTCAATTGTAAAAGAAAATCCTTTCTTGTTCCAGGACATCATGCGCCGTGTTGCAGATGGTGACGTAGAAGTTCTTGCTCAGGTACGTAAGTACAATGAAGGAGCAATACAAAGCACACCTTCTGGTATTACACTTCCTTTTGAGGCTGCTGGTGCAGTAGGAAAGCAAGGATACGATAAGGTAGTTAACGCATTAGATACATTCTACACGTTTGTATGGAAACCAACTACACTGCTTAGCCTTAAGTACACAACACGTAACGTATTTGAAGGATATCTTCGCGTTGCTGCGTCTATGGTTGACATGAATTCCGCATACGGCTTTGGCTGGAGCGAAATGATTCGTGGATTCAATGCAGGTAAACTGACTGGCGCAATGAGCGCAGTAGAAAACATCATAGAACGTAGTCAAGCAAGGTCTGCTAGTGGTAAGTTTAATGATCTAAACAATGAACTAGTTATTTCAGACGCAAAGATCTACACTTCTGTTGGTCCTTTAACTAAAGATGGTAAGAAGATTGCAGGAAAAGCAATCACAGATACCCGTAAGGCTGCAGACAAGGGTGTATTTAAGGCAAACGATGGTTTGTCTATGACTATTGCTGTTGTTGAAGGTAGATTCAGAGCGGTAAATAAGATTGCTGAAGGCAATGCCCCATCACCTGCAGCCCTAGAGATTAACTCCATCTACAATGGACTACGTGATAAGATTGTTAGTGGTCAGCCTGGTGGAGATTTCCTTCCGGTACTATTTGATCAAGATTTTAGATCAGCAACCGCAAGATTAATTCAGTTAGATCCAGAAGATGGTTATGCAGCACTAAAGTATCTAGATGATATTATTGAGGAAGCATTTCAGAAGATTAACAAAGTTAATACTTCAAAATCTGGACCAATAATGAAGACTCACAAAGAAGAACTATCATTCTTCCTAGATAGAGTAAAGATTCATACTGCTCACCTTCGTACTTTCCTTGATGAAAGAAACGCTATTGGTGGAAAAATTGCTGAAGCATCTGGTAAAATAAAGCCAAGCATTAAGCGTAGTTTTGAAGAAGATCTTACACTACCTGGTGGTGCAAAAATTGGTGGTGCTCTTTCCGGTAAGTCCGGTGAGGCTATGCGTGGATCAACTAGTGCTAATAACTCTAGCATCCGTCTACTTGATAGAGACATTCGTTTAACTGGTGCTCACATTCTAAAGAGCGGTAATCGCAGTGCACCTATCGATATTGATAGTTCTATGTGGGCTTCTGCTCATGCTGAGTACATTAACAGTGTAGTTATGAATGATGTCGTTGCTAGAAAAGCAGTTGATATGTTTGCCAATGGATCAAGCATCCAGGCAGTTCAAGCAGAACTGCATCGCTTCGTAAAGAGTAACGATAAAGATGCTCTTATCTGGAAAAAAGAACGCAAGGTTGACTACGAAAATCGCAATGAAAGAGTTCCAACAAGTTGGAATGATGAAGTTGATGCTATCATCGAAGGTCAGGTTCTTTTATACCTACGTCCGGTAGATGCATTTGGCGATGAGTTAATGATCAAGGCATCACGAGGCGAACTTACTGCTGCGGATTCATCTAACATTCCGATGTCATTACGTGAACGAGTTCAAGGTGATACCGCAATTACTGCATTAAATGCAGCATCAATGGGTAAGAACATTGTTCGTACAATCTTCCACTTTATTGGAACCTTGCCAGAAGATCACTTGATTCGTCATCCATTCTACAACATGGTATACACTAGCGAAGCAAATCGTCTAGCAAAGATGCTTGATGTTCAAGGTAAAGATCCTGGTGAATATGTAGCACAGATTCGCTACAATGCTAGTTCTCGCGCATACAAAGAACTTATGCAGCGCATGTACAGCGTTGAGCGATACACTGATCTTGCAACTTTGATGCGTTTCGTAGCACCATTCTACATGGCTCATCAGAACTCTAGTCGTTTCTGGTTAGGTACATCTATCCGTAACCCTGAAGTTGCTATTGCTCTTGCTAAGTTATACAATGCACCATTCCGTGGTGGATTCGTAGAGGATGAGAACGGTAATAGTGTATCATGGAGCAATCCTTGGACATCATCACGTAACCTTGCTATTGTAAAGATTGATTCATTGCCTATCAGCAAGAATCTAAAGAACAAGATTAAAGAATCTACCGGTCAAGACTTTATTGGTTTACCTCCAGGTCAAATGGATGTTATCACACAGGGTCAAGTTCCAATTGTACAAACTCTTGGTGGTCCAGTAGGTCAAGTTGGTGGCACATTATTCCTTGGTTGGTTGTCTGATAAGACTTATGAACCTGACAGCATACTTGGTAAAATGGGTATGAACGTAGATGACTTCCAAAAGTACATGATGCCATACTACGAAAAGACTTATGGCGGTAGCGTAGCCAGTCAAGTAGGTTCTGCTATTAACCCACTAACAACAAACTCATGGATTCTATCTGGTCTATCTGCTGTATCAGAAGGCAAGATACCATTCCCAGAAGTAGAAGCACGTTTCCGTACGCGTAAAGAAGCAGCATACGATGCATTAGTTATTGAAAGTACGCTTAACGGTCAAAGCATTAGTCATGATAAACTATCTGAAATGGCTGACGAGCGCGCAAGAAACTCACTATACGTAGAAGCAGCGTTCTCATTCGGTGGTCCGGTTGTTGCTGGTAAACTAGGTAACGAGCAGTTCCGTCAATTGAATCAAGAATACACAATGCTACAAAAGCAGTATGGTGATCCTGATTCTGCGTCAATTGCATTTACAAAGATTATTGAAGAACGATACAATAACCCACGATATGTAGATTCTATTACTCGTGTAGTAACTACTCGTTCTGCAAGTAATAAGTTTGGTCTATGGGCTAACCCATTAACAAGCAATGCGTTAATGAAGAACAAAGCATTGGTAGAATCTATTGATGCTTCTTATCCAGACAACTCAATCATTGGGGTAATGTTTAATCAGGGCAATACTGCAACCGATTACAGCCCAATCGTTGATGACAACTACTTCTCTACAACAATTAATGGTAAGCCAATTCGTCAGAAACTTACTAACGACGTAGAGCGTAGACGTACTCAGCAATACTCGCAGGCATGGGAAGCGTACATGAATGCAGTTGAGTTCATCGAAGATGATGCTAAGACCCGTGGTATTCAAAAGGGAACAGATGTTTACAATGAATACTATGGTGCATGGAAGAAGCGTGCTGAAGATACTGTAGCAAAACAGTTCCCATTGTGGGGGGATCGCAACAAGGGATTCACTCAAAATGAGTCTGATAATAATGTTAAGGTAATTGAACGTTTCTTAGCAGATGAAAAATACATGAGTACCGTTGGTAAAGATCTCGGTAGTGCACAAGCATTGAAACAATATGTTGAAGGCAGAGAAGTTATCATTGCTGAACTTGAAGCATGGAGAGCAGCAACCGGTACCAAGAGTATAGATGCAAAAACAAACGTATGGTTTGCTGACTGGAGAGATCGAATGGTTGATGAAATCATTAGACAACATCCAGAGTTCAAGCCAGTCTATACTCGCTACTTACAAGATGATACATTCAATCAACTAGTGGATTACTCCTCGTAAATTTAATAAGGAAAATTAATGTCTGAAATGTCAGGACCGGGTAACAGCGGTAGTTACGGCAGCACCACGTTAAATAGCAGCAACGTCGCTATTGCTACGCGTGAAGGCGATCCAACTGTTAAAACAAAAGATGATAGTGGCTTTAGTCAAACATCTACAAGTTACAACTTTACCACAAAACAGCAGGCTAATTTTTCTCTTGAACAAGCATGGCTAGATATGTTTGGTGTTGCACCAAGTGCAAAGATCAAGAAAGAATTCTATTCTTTATTAAATAAAACAGAACGTCAAACTGCAACCAAGTCAAGAACTTCAGGTGCTGGTGGATCTAGTACACAAACAAACAAAGCCTATACTTTTAGTACGGCAGATCTGTTATCTGAATTTGTACAGAAGTATACACCATCTATGTTCAAGCAGGGTAATCTTGGTGAAAACGCTGCAAAGATATTTGATGAGACTGTTACCTATGCTAACAATATGGGTGTTGCAATATCTCCAAATGGAATTCTTTCAGAAGTAACAGATAACGTACTAAAGAAAAAGAGCATTTCAGATATTAAAAAGTATTACAGAGAACAAGCAATGAAGATGTATCCAGATATTGCAAAGCGTTTGCAGGAGAATGATACTCTTACTATTCGTGATCTTGCTACACCATACATAAATAAGTTTGCAGTTATGTTTGATAGAGATGAGAATCAAATATCACTTACTGATCCTGATGTGCAGGATGCACTATCAAAGAATAAGAGCATGGCAGACTTTACCACAAGTCTAAAGAAACGCTCAGACTATGGTATTACTAATTTTGCAAAACAAGAAGCATCAGATTTGGCTTCATCATTCAAGAAGGTTTGGGGTTTCTAAATGGCAACAACAAACTTTGATGTATTCAAGTCTGAACTTCAGAATGTCTTTGGTGTATTTGATCCAACAGATGATACCTGGTTAAAAGAAATTTGGACTGCTGGACAAAGCAGACTAAATGAAGGTATCTCTTCTGAAGCAATTCCAGATCTTTTGTTGGATGATACTAGTTTAACAAACTATCGTTCTAGATTCTCCGGATTGTTTAAGTTACGCGAACTAGCAAAGACTCAGACAGTATCTTACGTTCCAAATATTGCTACGTACATAGCGTCAGAGCGTACATTAACTGAGAAGTTAAAGTACTATGGACTAAATGATTTAGCAACACAGAAGAACATTGCTGATATTATTGGTAACGATGTTTCTATTACCGAAGCAGAAGGCAGAATTGTTGATGGCTATCTTGCCATTAAGAATGCTGATAGTGCATTAACAGAACAACTTAAAAAGGAATTCCCAACCCTTGGTGATGCAGACTTTGTCAGCGCATTGCTATCAAAGAAGGGTGAAGGAGTAGACTTTCTTAAAACTAAGGTTGCTCGTGCCGGTATTGAAACATCTGCAGTTGCTACAGGTATTCAGTCTCAAGTTGGTGCTGAAGAATTGCGTAAGCGTGGCATTACACGCGAGACTGCACTTGAGGGCTTTAAGGCTATCAAGTCCCAGCAGGCTGGTATAGAACAAGCAGCACAAATGTTTGGTGAGACTGCAGGCAAGAAGGAACTTCAAAAGCAACTAGAAGAAGAAACTTTTGGAATTGCTGGTGAGCAGCAGAATGTCAAGAGATTAAAGTCTCAGGCTCGTGCTCAGTTTGCAGGACAAACCGGAATCACAACTGGTTCCCTATCGCGTAAGCGACAAGTATAAACTCTCATTGGATCGACCAGCCCCAATGTAGTAATAGACTGGTAGTAGAAGCCGCATTACCCGCCCCAGGTAACTGTGTGGTCTACGTTAACTCAAATAGATATGGGAGATAGTTACGATGAGTAACAACAATCAAGACTGGTTAGAAGAACTCGATGAAGATTTCGATCTTGAATACGAGTTTGACGAAGAACCTCAGCGCGGTCGTCGTGGTAATCCAGACGATGCTCTGAAAAAGGTTCGTCGTGCAGAACGTGCTAAAGAAAAGCGAATCAAGGAACTCGAATCTGAATTGTCTTCGTTGAGAAAGTTTCAACGGGATTCAGTTGTTCAATCCGTTTTGAACGAGAAGGGTGTAAATACTAAAGTTGCATCTTTCATTCCATCTGACCTAGAGACAACGCCTGAGGCTATTAACTCTTGGTTAGAACAGAATGCTGAAGTTTTTGGTATTCAACTTGCTCGTCAAGAATCCGTTCTTAACGAACAGGACATAGATGTACTTCGTCAAATTGACGGTGCAACATCTAATGCCCTCTCAGTGGAAGCAAGCAATGATATTATGTCAATGATTGCTAACGCATCAAGTGCTGACGAAATCATGGAAATGATTTACGGAAGCGAATAATCGTACAAATCAACCGTAAGGAAACAACATGCCTAATACAGGTTTATCCGGTGGCAGTGCCGGTACTAATGGCGGTCTTGGTGGTGGCGCATATGCCTCCGCTAACAACGTCGGTGCTTTCACTCCATCCAACGGTGCTGGTCTAGTTCAGAAGGCGTACGATCGCCTTGTTGAATTTGAACTACGCGCTACCCCATTGCTACGTTCAGTAGCAGACAAGAAGCCTGCTCGTCAGGCTATGCCAGGTTCTTCTGTAGCACTACAGATTTACAACGACCTAGCAAAGGTAACATCAGAACTATCTGAAGATGTAGATCCAGCAGCAGTTGCTCTTGGTACTCCAGACATCGTAACCGTAACCCTAAAAGAATACGGTAACGCTACTCTAGTAACCAAGAAGTTGCAGTTGCTATCTCTTGCAGACGTAGATCCTGCTGTTGCAAACATCATTGCATTCAACATGGCTGACAGCATTGATGACCTAGCACAGGAAGCACTGCTTGCAGGTACTAACGTACTATACGCAACCGGTGGAACAACCACAGCAACAACAACTTCCGGTATCACTGCAGATGACACACTATCTGCTGCTGACATCCGCAAGGCTGTTGCTAAGTTGCGTACCAACAAGGCTAACGGACGTAAGGGTTCACTTTACTGGTGTGGTATTCACCCAGAAGTATCCCATGACCTTCGTGCCGAAACTGGTGCTGCTTCATGGCGCAATCCACACGAGTACCAGAGCAATGATGCAATCTGGGCTGGCGAAATTGGTCAGTTTGAAGGTGCATACTTCATTGAGTCCCCACGTCTAAAGAAGGCTAATGATGGCGATAGCAGCATTCCTGTTTACCGCACATTCCTTGCAGGACAGCAGGCACTTGCTGAAGCAGTGGCAGAAGAGCCACACGTAGTTATTGGTCCAGTTACTGACCGCTTGATGCGTCACCGTCCAATCGGATGGTACGGCGTTCTTGGTCATGCTGTATACCGTAACGAAGCACTCTTCCGTATTGAGTCCGCTTCAAGCATCTCTGCTTAATTAGCGACGCTAATCTCATCCCCAGGTCATATAATAGTCCTGGGGATGGGGTTATGTTTCTAACATAAAAGGAAAATATAATGGCTTACTTATTTGTACCACCAACGGTGGATGAAGGACCTATGGGTGGTAACTGGCTTTTTGCTAGGTACACACGCAAGCAAGGTGTAACAGTCCTAAAGATTGATGGCGAATATTACGAAGATCGTTTTCCTATTCAAGATGATATTGCTATTGCTGAGTATGTTTATATGGGTGGTCATGAGTACTACATTACACAAGAAGAAAAAGATGACCTTGAAGCGGCTGGTTATGAGGTGTTCACAGTATGACACTGATAGAGTCCTTAACGGTTGTATCGTTAAGTATAGGTATCCTGACCGTACTGGGTAAATTCTTTATAGTAATCCCACTAAAGAACTTTATTAAAGAACAGACGCATCCTATTCAGCCTACGGCTAATGGTGGTCGTAGTCTTCCGGACGTAGCCCGTGCGGTAGATAGAATTGAAAAGCGTTTAGATGAACACATTACATTACATCTTAAGGATGAACTATGAGCGGTAAGTACAACATTGTAGCAGAGCAAGGTGCTACATTTAACTTTAACTTTCGAGTTGAAACCGATGGCGTAGCATGGAATCTATCTGACTACTCTTTTGCTATGCAAGTACGCCGCTCATCTTCATCTGACACAGTGCTAGTAAATCTTACCTCTGCAACTATGACAGCCTTAGGTCACGTATCAGTTGTGATACCATCAACAACAATGAACACCGTTCCTGCTGGTCGTTGGGTATATGACATTGAACTTACTTCATCTGGTGGAGAAGTTACACGTATCTTGGAGGGTCGCTTTATTGTATCGCCACAGGTGACACAGTAATGTCAGACTTTACAATTATCATTGAAGAAGACGTTGTATCAACTACCGTCTTTATTGAAGAAACATTAACTGATATTATTCTTGGAGAACAAACACAAGAAACTTTAGTTGTTGTTGATAACCTTCAAGGACCTCAAGGAATCATGGGTCCACGTGGATTTACTGGACCAACAGGTCCACAAGGTGAACAAGGCATTCAAGGTATCCAAGGCGTACAAGGTATAACTGGACCGACTGGTCCTACAGGTGCTACAGGTCCACAGGGCATACAAGGCAACCAGGGAATCCAGGGCGTTACTGGACCAACAGGACCGACAGGCTCAACAGGTCCTACTGGACCTACTGGAGCACAAGGCATACAGGGCATCCAAGGTGTCACAGGTTCTACAGGACCTACGGGAGCAACGGGTCCTACTGGACCTCAAGGCGACCAAGGTATACAAGGTATACAAGGTGTAACTGGTTCACAAGGTATTCAGGGAATCCAAGGTATCCAAGGTGACCAGGGAATAACAGGTCCTACAGGACCCACTGGCGCAACAGGCGCAACTGGTTCTACTGGAGCGACTGGTCCCACTGGTCCGACAGGTGCCGCTGGTAACAACGGTGACAAGTACGCTACAACTTCAACTTCAACTTTAACTATTGCTGCTAGTGGAACTTTAACTTTAACTATTGCTACTGGGCTATCTTACTCAACCAACCAAACAGTTCTAGTTTCCTATGATATTTCAAATCATATGCACGCAGAAGTGGATACTTACAATCCTAGCACTGGAGTTATGGTTGCACAAATTACTGATTCTGATGGCTCAGGTACTTACTCTGTATGGGAAGTAAATTTATCTGGTGCTGTAGGTATTGCTGGACCTATTGGTCCAACAGGTCCAACTGGTGCTGATTCTACAGTTGCAGGTCCAACAGGACCTACAGGTGCTATAGGAGCAACAGGAGCAACTGGAGATACAGGTCCGACAGGACCGCAGGGTATTCAAGGTATTCAGGGAATACAGGGAGACCAAGGTATTACTGGTCCTACTGGTGCAGTTGGTGCTACAGGACCTACTGGTCCAACAGGAGCAGACTCTACAGTTCCTGGACCAACTGGTCCTGCTGGAGCAACGGGACCTACAGGTCCTACGGGTGCCACGGGTCCTACAGGTGCTGACGCTAGTTCCCCTGCTGGAATAGTAACTCCATTTGCTGGTTCAACCGCACCTACTGGGTGGTTGCTATGTGCCGGTCAAGCCGTGTCAAGAACTACTTACGCAACATTATTTACAGCAATTAGCACCACGTATGGAACTGGTGACGGCTCTACTACATTCAACGTTCCAGATTTACGTGGTCGTGTTGTTGCTGGTATTGACAACATGAATGGTACTGATGCTGCTCGTTTGGATATTGCCAACAATGCTGGCACTGTAGTTGGATCACAATATGTAACCCTTACTGATGCTAACCTACCGTTGCATACACATACAATGAACCATGATCATCCTGCTACACAGTCTGGTGGCATTAGTGCTAATCACACTCACTATGTTGGAACTTTCCATGGTGAAAACAGTGCCGCTAACTGGTGCTTTGCTAACGGTGGTGGTAGATGCTTTAACGTATATGATGCCGTTAACTCTGGTACAGTAAGTAGTGATCACAGTCATAGCGTTGATATTCCAAACTTTACTGGTTCAACTGGTAATGGTGGTTTTGCTAATACTGGGCACAACAATATGCAACCAACAATGGTAATGAACTACATAATTAAGACATAGGATTAAAATGGAATTTAATGTAAACGTACCGAATCCAATTGATGGATCAGTTATAAAAGTAACTTTATTTATAACTACATATCTTGTTACTGGACCTGATGGTAGCCAAGTATTAAATGTCACCGCAAATGGATGTCACGACTTTAACAATGTCTGATAATTATGTTGCCAGACCTTGGCACTTACTTGATCAAGATAAGTATCCAAGGATTGATGATGCAGTAGCGGATGCAAGATATTCGATCTGTCAAGGATGCGACTCACTTCTTGCAGGAGTTTGCAAAGAATGCGGTTGCATTATGAAACAAAAAGTAAAATTAGGACTTGCTTCTTGTCCTTTAGAGAAATGGTAATTATGGCTTGTCGTACAGGTTGCCCTACGCAAGACTGCGAATCCTACGCAGACTGCTGCAAGGGTGTAGCAATCAATAGATCTAGTTTAAGACCGTAAGGGGATAACTGCAATGAGGATAGCAGTTTATGCAATAGCCAAGAATGAGGCTAAACACGTAGCCCAGTGGGTGGAAGCCACCAAAGGGGCAGATGTCCGAATTGTCCTAGATACTGGGTCAGAAGACAACACCTATGAACTACTCCAGCAATACCCCGTAGAAGCCCACAGAGCCACGCTAAGAGACTTTAGGTTCGATGTGGCTAGAAACATGGCACTAAATTTAGTACCATCTGATGTGGACGTATGTATCTCTTTAGATATGGACGAGATTCCAGACCCAGACCTGTTTGACAAGATCAGGCAGGGATGGAAACCGGATACCACTAGAGCCTGGGTTATGTGGGATACTGGAAACATTTGGGCTAACAACAATCGTATCCATGCTAGGCATGGCTATAGATGGAAGTACCCATGTCACGAGGTAATACAATCAGATGGTCCAGAAAGTACAATTGTTCTTGAGAGTCTAGTTACTCACAAACCGGACAATGATAAGCCACGTAATAGTTACTTGTCACTATTGGAACTAGGACATCAAGAAGATCCAACGGATCACAGAATGATTGTTTACTTAGCCCGTGAATATTACTTCAAGGGTATGTGGCAAGAACTTATTAATGTAGGCAAAAAGTTAGAAGACATCCCTGGTTGGAATGTGGAGCGTGCACAAACTTGGCGTGGTATGGGTGAAGCCTACTGCAAGTTAGGTAATGAACGTGAAGGTCTGTACTGGTATCAACGTAACGTTGAGGAAGCACCAGAAGACTTAGAGGCTTGGATGCCATTAGCATTCTACTACTACGAACGTAAGATGTGGAATCACTGTCATCAAGCAGCAATTAAAGTAACTGAACTTTCTCTTGAATCTAACAAGCATTATGTTGCAGATGCATCAATGCCTTGGAGAATGTACGACCTACTATCTATTGCGTGTTGGAACCTAGGCAAGAAAGGTTCTGCTAAAAAGTATGCACGCAAAGCAGTTGAACTAAATCCTGAGGATGAACGTTTAGTTAATAACTATCAATTTATTATGACTCAAACTGTTAAGGATTACAAGAATGGCTTGTAGAAGCGGATGCCCAACCCAGGATCACGAATCATGGGGTGACTGCCTAAGAGCGTCAAACATACAGATGTCAACCGGAGATGCTAACGGAAGTTTAGTTAGCAACGGTTGGACAAATAAAAAATGGAATAGTGAGTTAAGTTTATACCGCGAGGCTAGGGCTCAAGGTATTCAACCAGATGGAACTTCCACAGCACAGATACGTAAGGCTATGGATGTCAGCGACAAAACAGGACACGCATTTGGTAGTGCGCTGTAACTAAGGAAAAAACAATGGCAAAATCAAAGAAAGTATCTTCCGATTGGAAGAAGAAAAACTACAACAGTAGTGTTAAAGTGTCCGAGGCAGAAGTTCAAAAACTTCGTGCTGCTGGTTCTAAGTCTGCTGCTATTAAGAAGTACGGCTCCGATCCTAAGATGCGTGAAGCATTAAACCGTTTCTATGGTAAGGCTGAGGTTACTCGTCTTGCTGGCGGTTCAGCATCTTCCTCATCTTCAACCACAACTCCACGTGGTGGACCGGGTGCTAAGATGCCAAAGAAGCCAGCAGGCGGTCCAGGTGCTAAGATGACTGCACGTGATGGTCGTGGTGCTACTTCTTCAAGCAAGTCAAGTACATCAACTAAGTCAAGCACATCTAAGTCCTCAAAGTCAATGATGATTCCAGGTCGCAACCTAAGTAAGATGACACCTGCACAACGTAAGCGTAACGATCAACTTGCTAAGTTTGGTAAAGATGTACTGCTTCCAGCATCACTTGCTGCAATTCCAGTTGCTGGTGTAAGTGGTGGTCTTGCTGCCGCAGGTGCTAAATCTGCTGCTGTTAAACTTGGTGTTAAGCAAACTGCTGCTAAGAATGTTGCTGCTCGTGCTACTGCTAAAGCAGATGAAGCAATTAAACTTCAGAAGGCTGCTACTGCAGCCAAGAATGCTGCTAAGACCGGTAGAGGTTCTGGTGCAGGTTCTGCAGCAAGGGCTGCTAAGTTGCAGCGTGACGCTGCTGCTGCTAAGAAAGCGGCAGATGCATTGGCAAAGCAAGCACGTAATGCTAACGCTCGCGCTAAGTCACTAGGCACTCCTAAGGCTCCTACTAAGACAGGTCCTAAGTCAAAGACTGCATCTCCAAAGGCTGCTACCTCCGGTACAGCAAAGCAGGCTGATGAAATGCTAATGAGAATTGGCAAGTTACCACTTAAGTACAAGAAAACTACTGCTGGTGTTGCAGGTGCTGCATACTTATCTCGTCCACGAAAGAACGAAAAGTAATGGCAGGTCAACGTCAAATTGGTGGCGGTAAAGGCAGTGGCGGTGGTCTGCGTAGCGGTGGTGGTTCCGGTAAGTCTAATGTTACAAAGATCAGTAACAAAAAGACTATGGGAAAAACCGAAGTTAAAGTTCGCGTTAAGACTGATCGCATAAAGAAGTCTCCTGCTGCTAAAGATATCGCTAGTATTAAAGGTGCAGTTAAGTTAAATAATAAAGCCAAGGCTGCTATTATTGCAACTGGTGCTACTGCTAATGCTGTTAGAATAAGCAAAAACAAATCAAAGTCTGTACCAGTTCCAAGAAATCCGAGGAAACAATAATGTGTGCTAACTGTGGATGTAACCACATCAATTACAAGCATGAAATGCCTACAATGCCAGGTTCTTACAAAGGTATTGACAAAGTAAACTACAACATGCCTAAGGTACCAGCAGTTCCTGCTCGACCTAAGTCAACCAAGAAGGGTAAGTAACATGGCAACTAAAAAAACAAAAGTCTCTGAAGCAACAGTTAACAAATTGCGCAAGGGAACAATGGCTGGCAATCTTGCCAAGGCTAAAGGTGCATCACCAGAAATGCGTGAAGCACTTGTTCGTTTCTATGGAGCAAAGCGCGTAGCCGCTGCTATTGGAAAATCTGGACCTGGCTCTACACCAAAGCCAAAACCATTTACTCCTAGTGCTAACCAAAAAGAAGGTCGCAAGACCATGACAAGTCCAAAACCAACCGGTGGTCCAGGTGCTAAGCCAGTAAAGGTTTCACCTCCTAAGGGTGGACCAGGCTCTAAGCCACGTGCATCAAAGGGTCAGACACCTAACCAGCGTGAAGGTCGTAAGACTATGAACAGCCCTAAGCCAATGGGTGGTCCAGGATCAAAGATGCCAAAGGCACCACGTGGTGGACCTGGAGCAAAAGGTCGTTAATTATGGTAGCAAAGAAAGACCCTCGTCTAGCACGTGCCGGTGTTTCTGGCTACAATCAGCCAAAGCGTACACCTAGCCATCCAACCAAGTCACACGTAGTTGTGGCTAAGGTTGGAGATCAGGTTAAGACTATTCGCTTTGGTCAGCAAGGTGTGTCTGGCTCCCCTAAAAAATCAGGGGAGTCAGCAGCCTATGCTGCACGTAGACGGTCATTCAAGGCACGTCACGCATCTAATATTAATAAAGG